TTACTATTAGTTCAGATGGAGCTTTACCTATTCCTTCTGTTAATGACGGAGGAACACAATTATTTAATGATGTAACTAATTTAATAGACAAATTAGGAACTATCCAATCAGATAAAGTATTTACAACATAATGGCAGACACAATATCACCTATATCGTCCCCTACTACACCAGCAATACCAGGTAATGTATCTACTTTAGTATCACCTAGTATATTAGCTAATTTAAAAACATCTCAACAACCAAAAGCGTTTGGAGATCAATTATTAAAAACAGGTTTAGCTGCAGGAGCTAATGCTGCTTTAAATTCTACTATAGCTAGATTATATAAAGAAAAAGCAGATTTAATAGCGGAAGGAATTCAAATAGATATTAACCATCAGAAGAAACTTGCTCAACTTGAATTACAACATACTCCTTCTAAAAAAGTAGTAAATGGTCAAGTTGAAGAAATTCCTCCTCAATTAACAGATGAAGAATATACTGCTGCTGTTGCTGCTGAAGAAGCAAATTACGCTGCTGCTCAAATAAATTTACAAGAAAGAAAAGATAAAAATCAAAAAGCAATTGATGATTATTTAAAAGATCCTTTTGCTAAACAGAAAGAAAAAATTAAAAAACGTAAAGAAGCTAGAGCTAAAATTAAACAGAGAACTAAATCTGAAAAGCAAAAATCAAGAAAACAAAAAAGAACCGCTGTATTAAAAAATATTAAAAAAACAATAGTTCCTATTTTAACTTTACTGCTAACAGACAAAATAGCGGATGTTATTTCTCAAAATGATACTATTAAAAAATTAGTAGATGATACTAATAAAATAATTGAAGAAGCTAATGCATCTAATGATCCTGTTAAATTAAATAACGCTAAAGTAACTAGAGATAATGCTGTAAGTGTAATACAAAATAATGAGAATAGGATAATTAAGATTAATGACCAAATAAAAAGAATAGCAACTTATATTACTATATTTACTATTATAATAAGTGTAATTGAAATTATATTAAAAATTCCTTTTCCACCATTAGTCCCAATAAAAATAAAACTCCAACCAGTTTTACAAAATGCAATCAAGATATTATCAGCATTAAGTGCCTTATTATCTGTAATTGTAGTTAGCTTACAAAAGGCTATTCAAATATTAGAAGACTATAAAGCACAATTATTAACTATAAATGGTGTATTGGATGCAAATTCATCAAGCCTATTACCACTGAATATAACATTTGGTACATCTGACTTTCCAGAATATAAAGGGTTTAAATTTGCTTTGCGTGAAGAAAATAATCCTAAATTTGAGGTAAGAGGCAATAAACGTCACTATGCCGTTGCTATCAATAAACAAAACATTGAACAATTAAAAAGTGATTCATCATTTACATTGGATCCAAATGATTTAATAGAACAATTAAAATTAGTAATAGATCAACAAAATTTACAAGGCTAAATATTTATTTATATGAACATTAAATTATTCAAAAAATTAATTAAAGAAGCAGTAACTGAGGCTATTTATGAAGAATTGCCTGATTTAATTGAAGAAGCATTAGCTAAACACAACAAAAAACCATTGAACGAAAACAGAACAATGAGTTTTACTAGTGCTGATGTAGCTCCATTATCTGGAGATGTACGTAGCTCGTTAATGGCTAAAATGGGTGCTGAATTTGGTTTTCAACAACCACAACGCAGTGATTTAAAAGTAATCGATGCTGTTGACCCATCAACTGGTGATAAAGTAAACCCTTATTTAGCATTCATTAATGATGCAGCAAATAACATGTCCGCTCAAGACAGATCAGGACTAAGACAATTAGATTAATATGCCAATACCTCAAACAGTACGTGTTAACCCGCTAGATTTGCAAGGAAACATTGCTATTGGGGTATCACTACCTTTTAATGGCCCTTCTGGTCCTTTTAATAGTACATATAGTACTAAGGATCAAACTAAATCTAATCTAATTAATCTTTTACTTACTAATAAAGGTGAAAGAGTAATGAATCCTGAATTTGGGTGCGATTTAGGAACAGTATTATTTGAAGGTATAACGGAAGATACATCTGAATTAGTAAAAAATTTAATTAACACTAATGTAGCTATATTTGTACCTGAAGTACAGATTACTGATGTAATAGTGAATATAGGAACAGAATATTCTAATAAAAACTCAATATCAGTTACAGTTAATTATAAATTAAGAATATCACAAAACGCTGATCAAGTAACAGTACAATTCATATAAAATGGCAGATAATAATATATCATATTTAAATAAAACGTTTCCTGAGTTTAAGGCTAATTTAATAAATTATGCCAAGACCTATTTTCCTACAACGTATAATGATTTCTCTGAATCTACCCCAGGCAACTTATTTATAGAAATGTCATCCTATGTGGGTGATGTAATGTCATTTTATTTAGATACTCAAGTACAAGAAAATTTCTTACTATACGCTAAGGAAAAAGAAAATCTATACGCTTTATCTTACATGTTAGGATATCGCCCTAAAGTATCTTATGCTTCTAACGTTGATGTTGATATTTATCAATTAATTCCATCATCAGGTTCTGGTACTAACTTAGTACCTGATTATAGATATGCTTTGATAGTTCCTGAAAATGCATCTCTTACTTCTAATAGTAATGAAACTAAATTTATCACTACACAAAAAATAGATTTTAGAGATACGGGAAGTATGGAAATTACTTTTGTAGATAATAATTACTTTTTACTTAAGAAAACTACTAAAGCAATATCTGCTGAAATTAAATCAACAACATTAACATTTAGTACCCCTGAAAAGTTTAGTATTGCTACTGTATCAGATACAAACATATTACAAATATTAGATGCTACTGATACTCAAGGTAATAAATGGTATGAAGTACCATATTTAGCCCAATCAACAGTATTTGATAAAATTGAGAATCCAACATCTGGAAGTGATGGTGTACCATATTTAGTACAATTGAGAAGAGTACCTCGTCGTTATGTATCTCGTTTCTTATCAGACAATACATTACAATTAGAATTTGGTGCTGGTGTTTCTAATAAATCAGATAGCACAATTTTACCAACACCAGATAATATTGGTTTAGGATTAGTACCGGGTATATCTAATTTATATAATAATTTTAATGCTGCTTCTGTATTTTATACACAAGAATATGGTTTAGCACCAAGTAATAATATTACTGTTAGATACCTTGTAGGTGGGGGTGTAACATCAAATGTTCCTTCAAATACAATAACTACAATAGATGGTACAACTGCTTATTTCCCTAGTGGTATTTCTGGAGGATTAGCTGATACTATTAAAGCAAGCTTGGCGTCAAATAATCCAAGTTTAGCATCTGGTGGTAGAAGTGGAGATCAAGTTGAAGAAATACGTAATAATGCATTTTATGCTTATCAGTCTCAATTACGTGCTGTAACTAGAGAAGATTATATGGTTAGAGCATTATCATTACCTTCTAATTATGGTTCAATTGCTAAAGTATATGTTACACAAGATGTAGCTCAAGAAATGATACCTACTTCTACAGTAGCAACAACCGAAGGTCGTAATCCGTTATCATTAGACATGTATGTTTTAGCATATGATACTAATAAAAATCTAACTGCTGCATCAACTACATTAAAATCTAATTTAGCATCATATATGAACCAATTTAGAATGGTAACTGATGCTATAAACATTAAAGATGCTTTTTATATTAATATTGGTGTTAATTTTGATATTGTAGTAGCTAGTGGATATAACAATAATGATGTTGTAACCAATTGTATTACCACTTTACAAGATCATTTCAACATTGAAAAGTGGAATGTTAATCAACCAATTATTCTTTCAGATATTACATCTAAACTTTTACAAGTTAAAGGTGTACAAAACGTAATTAAAGTTGAAATTGTAAATAAACAAGGTGGAAACTACTCTCCATATGCTTATGATATTTCTGGAGCTACAAGACAGGGTAATATTTATCCTTCGATAGATCCAAGCATATTTGAAGTTAGATTCCCTAACACAGATATTCAAGGTAGAGTTGTACCGTTTTAAAAATTAAAATATGAACTTAGATAAATTAAAAGGACACGTCCCAGACACAGTAATTGCTCAAATTCCAGAGGTAATGCAAAAATTTGGAATTGACACACCAGTTGAATTGGCTCACTTTTTAGCTCAGTGTGGTCATGAATCAGGTGGTTTTAAAGTTGTAAATGAAAATTTAAACTACAGTGCTAAAGGATTGAATGGAATATTTAAAAAATACTTCCCAACAACTCAATTAGCTGAAACATATCAACGTCAACCACAAAAAATTGCTAATAAAGTCTATGCTAATAGAATGGGTAATGGTGATGAAGCATCAGGTGAAGGATTTAAATTCCGTGGCCGTGGTTACATCCAATTAACCGGTAAAC